TTGATTTGCTTGATTTGGGTTTTTCCTCTTGGGCTTGCGCCACGGAGTTCACGGGCACGCCCGTCTCTTCCTCCGTCTCTGGCTCACTTGCGAGGTCTGGCAGGCTGATGCCTGCGGCTTTGTACATACTTTTGATAACGGGGAGTGCAACGGCGTAGGCGTTGGCCGGCTGTCGCTTGCCTCCGGTGTCAATCAGGGAAATTTCAGCAACGGGCCAGTTCTTGATCTCGCCCGTGCGTTTGTCGTACCTCACCAGGTGCGACACGGATCCGCTGGATGCGCGCAGTTCGCCTTTTACGGCGGACGGCCAGACGCGCCCGGTAACAATTTCCTTGCTTTTATCCAGGCTGATGCGGTACCAATGACCACGGGTATCGGTGTGGTCAAATTTGGCGCTTCCGATTTCTTCTGGGTTGGGGTCGGGTGCAGCGTTCAATCCGGCGGCGGTAAAGCCGTGGTAATAGATGGTGAGTGGGTTAGGGAATTTCTCGCGGTAGGTCTTCGTCGCCGGGGAAAAATACTGCTTATCGCTGTCGCGGTGCTGCGCATCGCCAAACGGGACCGCCAGAACGTCCAGCTCGTAATCTGCGACGGCTTTGATGCCGCCTTCGAACAGCGACGGGTCAAGCCGGATGATCACATCCTCGGCAGCTTCGGCGGATTTCATGGGCTTCGAGCCTTCTTTGCCAGACGTGCCAGGATCTGCGGGATCACTGTCAACTTGTTTCAGTGCCGGCTCGATTTCGTGAACTGCATTCACGATTGCACCGGCGTGCTGCTTGATGGTTTTCAGGCTTTCCTTATCGGTGGCGGAATTGCGGGAGCCGGCCTTGGTCGATTTCGCATCGCCGGGCCAGTCCATCTTTTCACTGGCGTACATTGCTTTCAGCTTCTTGATGGCTTCGGCCTTGTTCGGGCCGTCGTAGGATTTCCCCATGTGGTTGGATGTGAGAGCTGCGCAAGCCGCACCCATCAAGCCGTGATCAGGCTTGCCGTTGGTATTTACGGGCAGATGCCAGGTGGTTACCTTTTCGGGATCCTCGACTACAAGAAAATCACCCGCCGGATGATCTGCCCCGTTGACCGCCTTGGTCTTGGCTTTCATGGCCTTGACGCTTTCCACCCAGGTTGTCTGTTGCTCTACCTGTTTCCATTCGGCAGGGTCGGCGAAAACAGGAGCGTCGTTATCGCCGGCAGTGTAGGGCACAGAGAAATAGGTATTGCCCTGGTTGACAATGACGTGATCGGCATAAACCGCCACCACGTAGCAGTTTTCAGCCACGAGCATGTTATTGATCGATGGCAGGCTTCCGTAAAACGCCTGCCGTACTTCGCTGATCTGTTCGTCCAAACTTTCGGTTTCGTCTGCCATATTCGCTCCAGACAACAAAAAAGCGGCGTGAATAGATTTCTCTAAACACGTCGCCTGTTTTACCAACAAGCCCCTCGGTGCTGTCTATGTTTTTCCCTTTGATTTTACTGGTCAAGGGGTCGCCGACATAGCGGGGTTATTTGATTGTGCGGTCATTCTATCACTAGACGTAAATTTATGCAATATCATTTATGTTGTTATCTATTAGGGTATAATAGCAGAGACGCACAACAGGGACTTATTCCACAATAAAGAGCCGCTTCTTACCGAACCTGATGTGCGTCACACATTCGTGGAATTGGTAGGTGGCGGCTCTTTATTGAAGGTTATTATGTCAACAAGCAAACTTCAAATAACGGTTGGGGATACCCTGGATAGAAAATTCCCTCAATTCAAAATCAGAGAGAATTATCGTCCTGATTGGATGGTTTCTTCGGAAGGATCGCATCTTGAACTTGATTTTTTCATTGAAGACATAAATATTGCTTTTGAAGTTCAGGGGATGCAGCATTACGAATACACCCCGTTTTTTCATAAGGACATAGCTGACTTTGAAAAAAGGAAACGCCTTGACCAAGAAAAGCATGAACTTTGCGCAGGAAGGGGCGTCAAACTTATTGATCTTTGTACATTGACCGACGCGCAAGTGGCAATCAAAGATATTGAAGATGGATTATGTGTAGACAAAGCACGGGAGGATATGATAAGGCATATTCTAAAAGCGCAGCCGGATAAAAAAAAGACATACAATAAAATAAAAAAAGAAGTGGAGGAAGAGACAAAAATTGTTAAGCAACAACAGAAGTTTATTCAACTTGTAAGTAAAGACGTTGCTGACGCGAAGTTGTTTATTGAAAAAGATGCCAGTTCAAAAGAAAGTGCAATTTTGCTTGAATTGAAGGCGTGGCAAAGAAAATCAGTTCACGGAATTAATCGGCGTGGGCAAATTGGCAACTTTGAATGCCGCTATATTCCCGGTCGTATAGAGCATGAGATAAAATCCAAGTTGTTTTCGTGTAAAGATAAATACGATATTTTGAAAGTGTTTGCTGAAATTTCCATCCCCTGAATTTTTACACGTTCACAGCCGCGGCAATATCCAGCAGTTTTGCCATGACGCCATAACTGCGGCGTTCGTTGGTTGGTTCCAGCTCGCACTCGCATTTCCACCCCGAGCAAGCGAGCAAATCATTGGGCGGCTGTTGGGGGTGAAAGCCGGCTTGCTCCCACTCGGAAGCAAAGGCAACCAACCCATTCAGCGCCACGCACGTATCGCATTTATCGTGCGTGCCTCCTTCTTTCCATTTCAGCCTTTGCCCCAAACCCGAATAATATGCGATGGCCTGATTTTTCGTGTCGTTGTAGCGATTGACCCATAGGGCGATCCGGGAGCGGAAAGTATTGACCGGAATGGGAGGATCGGCAAGAGCCGCGTCCATGATATCGCTTTCCAGGTTATAGGATTGCGAAATTTCATCAGCGACGATGCCGGCAAGTTCTGCGTCACCCGCTTCCGTGTTGTCATACAGCGGATCGAGCCCGAGCGAGCGCATCCCATCCTGCCAGGCCTGGGTTAGCTCGAACGTGATGATCTCCTGGAAATAGGTCTCAAATTCCATCTGTCCGAAGCCGTTGGGAGACTGGTACAGGTGCTGCACAGCCGCCCATAGATTGGCCTGGAATGAGCCGGTGGTTTTTGCGGCTACGAATTTGAGCAACTCACGCGGCAACTGCACGCCGCATTTGATGCAGTGGGCAATGGCGGAGCGGAGAGCCGGCAGGTCACGCATTTTCCTTTGCCTTGATTTCCAGCCGGATCGCTTCCAACAGCGCCGGGATGTTCGGTTCAATCTCCAACGGTTGGAGGGTGTACTCGACCGCTTCCCGGAATAGCGCTTTGACTGCGGTTTCATCAATGCATCCCGGAAGCGACTTGGTTATATTGGCCTTGACCGCAAACGGGATAACACCGCTTTCAAATGGCACATCTGAACCGACCTTCTTGAGCGCCTTACGTTCCCACCGCTTCAAGTCTGCAATAACCGGATCCTCGGCCATCTTCTTAGCGGTCGGCATATTCGCGGCAGTCGCAGCTGCGCCCGTCGCAGGTGTGGCCGGCTGGCCCGGTTCGGCAGGTGCGCCCTGGATGGTGGTGCGTGTACCTATTTCGAACACGAACATCTCGCCGCGTGGGTCCTTATCTGGCAGCGGTTCTTCGTTGTACTTGGTCTTGCGGATCTCGTTGATGGTGTGTGTCTTGTCATATTCCTGCATCTCGTCGAGTTCGAGCTGCCGGTCGGTCACGCGCACATCGTCGAATTCGCCCACCAGGTTGTCTCCGTAGATAGGCAGCACCTGGTGGGTGATTTTCTTTGCCATCATGGTATGGACCGGGAATACCGTCAATTCGTTGTAGGTTGCGCGTCCGGCCAGCGCGTTGGCTTCGGTTGCATTGACTGCCAGTATCGAAGACAGGCCAGGCGCCAATGCCCCGAATATTTCCTCCATTGTGAATTTCCTGCCTGCCAGGAATTCCATGTCCCGGTGAGAGACGGCATTCTGCATCCACTCCACGCCACCCTTGCCTACGCCGCGCAGCATCATCATTTCACGCTTGGCGGCTTTCTCGCGGGTATCCCGTTTGATGGATGACCATTCCGGTTCTTGCACAAAATCGGCAAATGCGAGGATACCAGGCAGCCGGGCGTTATTTTCCTTGAACAGCCGGGTGTTCCAGTCCTGCATCCCGAGGTCTCCCTGGGATACCATCGCCAATGCTTCGATGGCAGACAGACCAACAAACCGGCTGAATGGGTTCCAACGCTTGAAATGCACCACTTCCCACGGTTCGAGCGTTATGTCTTTCGCGCCTCCCCCGGGGTTGTAGGTGTAGCCGCGCAAGTACATCTGCTCGTCCGGGAGCGGCTTGATCATGTGTGACGGTAGCACCCACATCTCGTCCGGCTCGGCTTTTTCGTCAGCTTTGTTCAGCCACCAGTAGGCATTGCCGGTCAGTTTGTACATGGCAGCAGTTCCGAAGATGAACTCAAAGCCGGAGTCTTCGCTGTTGGGCTTGTCCAGCAGAACCTCGAAGTCGTGGTTTGGCAGGTCTTTCGTGTCCTTGCCGGTGCGCTGTTTGACGTTGAACGGGGTTGCGGCAACGGAGTTAGCCACCATCTCCACGGCGGTCATCACCCACGAAAGCCGGCGATATAGTTCCGCCTGGTTGCCGTAGATGGATGTATCTGGCAGGTTAAATTTCTCAGATAGTGCCGTGGCGGCTTCCAGGTCGGATAACTTGCGCGGTTGTGCCGCTTTGGTATAGCCGAAACGTTGTAAAGCTGTGTCAATAATGCTCATGGTGTCACCTCGCCTTTTTCAACTATTTCATGTACCGCAATTCCGCACATGGCGCACGCATACACGCCACTGGCGGTCAGATGCACAAAATCAGCCTTGCCGCACTGCGGACAGACGCGGCCGGCGGATTGATATTGGATTTCAATGGCGCGCTCTGCTGGGGATCTCTCGGACTCTTCGGAAGGCGCAAAATCGACCATCTGGGACGCAGACGGACCACTCCCGGCTGCCCATGCCAGCGCCAGGGCAATAACGGTATCATCGTGCATCCCCTCTGGTGCGCCGTAGCGTAGCAACCCGGAAGGAAGTCGCTCGGATTGATATGCCATGATCTCGGATACCATCACCGGATCATTGATGATCGAAATTGTGGACTGCTCAAATGCCAGCGCCAGGCCGTCAATGATTTGTGCCTTGGTCGCATTGGTAGTCTGGAAACCATTTACAGACAATCCCATCCGTTGAAGTTCTTCCAGTTGTGGCATTCCGATGCTGTTTGTTTCCACCAGCACCGCGGCGTGGTTGAATCGCTCCGCCAGTGCTATCAGGCGGATACGCTGCGAGGCATAATCGGTATTGGTCATCCGGTCGACGTAGACACAGGCATGGACAGTAATATCCAGGACTGCGAAAACTGTCGCATCGTTGGAGCGCCCCCAATCTGCGCCAATTACGTATTGATGACCCTTTATCCCCGCTTCCTGCCTGGTGGCAATCGCGGCGGCCTGCACGCGTCTAAATACTCCGCCACCGTCTTCCAGGAATTGACCTAGAATCTCTTGCTGAAACGCCCTTTCCGTCATAGTCTCTTTCAGAGCGTCCAATTCACTTTTGGGAATGTGTGGGTTACTGTACGATGAAGCGTGGAAATGCGCCCAATCATCGCCTGTAATATTGTGGAGTTTCCAAAAGTCATTCATGCCCTTGGGAGTTCCTCCAAAATACCCATCCCCAACCATATCTATTAATGTCGATCTAATAACATTGTTCCAAACTTCAAATAAATCAGGAACAAATGCAGCCTCGTTCACAATAAATCTAGCGTATTTTCTACCCCTGATTGCGTTTGCATTGTCTAAAGACCAAAAATCAATCGTTCCGCCGGTTATCAAATCAATCTGTTTTTCTTGCTCGTTGCGCCTTTTGGTAATGGGAGACAAAATATTGGATAAATTCTTCCAGTCATCCAATAATTGCTTATACGTTGGAGCAGACCAGGCGCAAGGTTTTCTATAAAAAGCGGAGGTTTCTACTGCAAAATCTTGAAGCATGATATCTTTTCCGAAACGCCTACCCGCGCAAATCGTATTCCATCGCTTGCGTTCCGACTTTATCTTAAGTTGCGCTGGGTGCAATTTCGGGAGCGTTATCTTCGTTTCCATAGGATTTTAGATATTCAATCGCTAATTGCATTTTTTCAATCGATTCGTCCATTAGCCCCAAGACCGTATTACACCGAGAACAAAGTAGCGCACGAACCTTTCCAGTTACGTGGTCGTGATCTACGTCAAGTTTGCGCCGCCCCTCTTTATTCCCACAAATGGCACAATGCCCGCCTTGGTCTTTATCCATTTGCAGATACTTTTCCCTTGATATTCCGTAAAGCCGCTGAACGGCCCCACTTCGCTCGACTTCGTAACGCGTGGCGCGCCGGCGCAGGCGCGCCTCATTCTCCTGCTCTCTATGGGTGTGCTGATATTCGCGTTGGTGCGCCGCAGCCGCTTCTTTATTGTTTTGATACCACGCGTGCGCGGCCGCTCTAATTTTTGCTTTATTTTCTTGATAATATTCTTTGCGCCTTTCAGGAGTTTGTGGCATTTTTACTTCCTTCATCTCCATCGTTTTTTGTTTCCGCGTATTCAATGATTACCTTCTGAACCATTTCGCCAGTATGCTCTACTTCGTCCTTCGGCTTACCATAAGCATAGGAAAGGAATAGTGCCCGGTCAGATGGGTTTTCGCTTCTTGCCATCTCGCGCAACATCAAAACTACGCGGGTTACCTCTTCTTCGTCGTCTGCCTGTTCCCCCGCAATCTTTACCGCCAGCTTGCGAAGCGTATCGAATGAGCGCGGTCGGCCACGCCTATTAATGCGCGGATCACCCTTGACAAATCCCTTGCCGGTTATACCTCCTGGTATGGGTTCGTTGTTAGGGCGTTGTGTAACTACTTTTTCGCTCATTACAAGGGTTTCTCTTTTTTCACAACTGGCGGGTTAATTATCGGAACTGCGGCCACTTCTAAAACAGCACCTGCTTGTTTCGCCTGCATCAGCGCGGTAGCCGCTTCAATATTCGTTTCGTCAAAGTCCAGCACAGCGCGCAAGCCACCGTCCGCGAGAGTGCGTATTTGGGATATTTGTGCCGTGAACCGTATTACTTCGCTCATTTCAGCCCAAACAATCGCAGGAACGATCGGCCAATCTTGCGCTGCATTCCGCTGCGGGTCGTAGGAATTCCGGTCCGCCTGGCAATCCGCTTGCCCGCTTCCACGAAAAACTAAACCCGTAATGTCTGCGACGTGTCATAATTTCCGCTCCATTTCTCCCGGTAGCTGCTCCCAGCGTTGTTAGGTTGCAACCTGAGGGCAGCAGGCCCAGGGGAATACGCTTTCATTATACGCCAAAACGGGAGATATAAAACACAATTGGTTCGGAAAGA